GTAAGGATACCACTATTCATGATTGCCTTATGTTTAATTGCAGCCTGTTTTTTCTCTTTCTGAATTCTTCTTAAGAATGCGTAGTATATAATTTGGGTTATATAAGCAAATGCATTCTGGGATTTCTCTGGGTTAAAGTTATTTAAGTATTGTAAACAGTTCTCAATACCATCACAAATCATTTCATCCCTATAGGAATAGTTAATAAAGTTTGGTTTGGTTGATAATCTTGTTGCAATCTTATAGATACATTCTCCAATGTATTCTGTCACTCTTGGTGGTTCTTCACCCTTTGCAACTGCATCTTTCACTGCCTGATTGTGTTCTGCAATTGCAGCTGTAAACTCTTTGTTGTTTACATAATGTTCTGGTTTTGCTTTAGTCCTTTTAGTCATATATCTATTATCTCATTATATTGTTATTTGTCAAGTAAATTATTCTCTAGCAAAAAAGACTTGACAGATTTGGATTCATAGTTTAAAATAAGTATGTACTGCCGAGAAAAGAGAATATACTAATGGAGTATCTTCTTTTGGGATTCTTCCCACTCCATCATTTCCATTTCCTCTTCTAGTGTAAGTTCTTCCTCTGGAAGTAGTCGTTCCTGTTTCATCATATTAGTAAGATGTGCAAGTGCATCCGAACCTCTATCTAATTCCTGTTTAGGAGACATTATATCTAGTCCTACTTCATCACGAAGTTGAACCCAATCTTTGCATGCTTTATCATAGAATGCAATAAACTTATCATCAACTGATGTTGTGTATACAACTTCTGAAGCAGAAATGACAATTTTATTGTCTCTAGTGAAAGGTACAAGAGGTGACAATTTAATAACTGTACCTTTACCTGTTATTGATGGATTTAACCCAACATTGCATGGAAGTGTCATTTCTACAGTTCCTTTTTCTTCATTTACAGAAGTCATTGCAATGATGTCTTCACCATTCCTTAATTTGATATATCTATATTGTTTCATAGTTTGATTGCTAGAAGTAAAAAGATTGCTAACATAATAAAATTAGCCATTAACATAAGAAGTCCTAATATAGTATGATACCATATCCATCGAGTTTTGTATGCGTTTTCTATTGTTAATTCGTCTGGGTCAGCATCTCTTTGATTTACTGGTTCGTCTGTTATATCACCCATACCATGTAGTTGATTTTCTACTTGTTGAACTCTTTGAACGAGTTCATCTTCTTCACGACTCCCCCATAATATTTGATACCACTTTTTCATCATAATTTAAAACTTAACCTCATGTATTGTATATTTAAATTTCTCTTTACTATATGTATTTATTCGTTCTTTAAAGTGTCTCAAAGTATAATTTTCTTTTTTCTTATAACTTAAATCGTCTGCAATATCAAAAAGAGTTGCATTAACCTTATCCTTACTTGTTCTTAGAACCCTACCAATTGATTGTAAAACACGAATCTTAGACTTACTAGGACTTGCAAATACAATGTTGTGTAGGTTCTTAATATTTATACCTGTAGAAAAAGTCCCATATGATGCAATGATTACACATCCATCTTCTCTTTCCATTAACTCTCTGACCTTTTCTCTATTGGTTGTGTCTGTTCCACCATAGATAAAGAATGATTTAATACCAGCTTTCTGGAATGCATCGTATATCTTTCTACCATGTTTATCTACATATTGGAATAGTATTAGTGTATTACCCTTCTGACCTAATGTAAGGTTCTTTATAAACTGTGTTCTCCTTTCATTATCTGCAAGAAACTCCATTTCTCTAGGATAATCCATCTTCACTACTTCTTTAGATACCTCTGGTGGATATTTAAGTACCAGACATTGTATATCTAACTCTGCAAGAATACCTTCATCCATAAGGTCGGCACTGGTGGTCACATAATGAGTGGGGCCGAACAATCCTTCTAGTACAAGTTTGTGGGTTTGTGTATCATCTAGTGTTCCTGTTAAACCCCACCTGTGACCTATGTCTTTCATCTTTTCTAAAATACCTGTAAGTACCTTTGCTTTAAATAAGTGTGCTTCATCACCAAACACTGCACCAAAACCATCAAAGAATGATTTCGGCATTCTAGATAGTGTTTGCCATGTGGTTACAACTATATCTGTATTCCCTACTTTTGCACCACCATACATCTTATCAATAGGTTTATCATATCCATAATCTGCAAAATCCTTTGACATTTGTTCTACTAATGATGTTGTAGGTACGATTACTAATACTTTCTTTTTGTGTATAGATATGAAGTGTCGTGCAATACAGTATATGATTGCAGACTTACCACTTGCAGTTGGAGATACTAATAGTTGTCTTCTATATTTTATACCACGAGATATTGCTTCTACTTGATAATCTCTTAAAGGGAATCCCATATTAAGACCATCTGTAAAGTCTGGAGACTCTAAATCAGTCTCCCATTGATAACCTTCAACCTTGTACTCTCTGTCTTTTGCGAATTGTTCTAGTGCATAATATAGTCCAACATACAACTTACCAGTAGTTTGTGCAAACAATCTTATGTTTCCATCCCAATATTTGTTCTTAACAGAAGGCATAAACTTAGCCCCTGGCACTGGAAAAGTAAAATAATCAGACAACTCTCTCTTAATAGAGTCTTCTGCCTCTATCTTTAAGTGAGTATTATCTATTTTGGTTATCTGAATGTTGGGCCTGCTATCCATCCTACTAATGAATGTCTCATTCCTCTGGTGACTGGTGTGACTTGATGATATACAAAAGATGGAAATATGATTATACTTCCTTGTTCTCTTGCACTCTGTTGATTTCTGTATACTATATTATCTTTAGTCATGTTTTGTGGATTAACTGCATAAGGGTCTGTCCATTCAAAATGCCCACCCTCATAATCATTTGGATGACAAAGGTTTACACTATAAGATAACTTCCTATATCCACCAACTCTTTCTTCTAAATGTGGGTCACCTTTACAATCTTCTTCTCTGTATGGAACAAAATGTCCATCACAATGCCATGAATATTTTTCATCTGGTGCTTTGTATGTTGTAAACTGGTAGTTTTCGTGAAAGTTTAAATCAAATTTAAAGTAATCTTCATTTACTTTTCTTACATGTGGAGTAATATGGTCAAATACTGTTAGACCATCTGATAGAGTTGATTCTCTTGGTAACCATGCAACACCAGATTTACGAGTAAAGAACTCTTCTTTACCATCTTCACCACCACCAATTTGACCAAAATCTGTATATGTCTCTCTTCCTATTTCAATTATTTCTTCACAAATATTAGGTGGGATTGCTCTGGATAGAGTAATACAGTGTTCTGGAATGAATGATGGCATAATATATTAACCTGCTGGGTTAGTGAACTTTAACCAATCTATTGCATTCTTTATTGATTGGTGTCTCCATGTAATAATATTTAGTATCTCTTTTAAAGTGTCTACACACTCTTTAAGGTATTCAACTTTTAGTTTCATATCAGATAAATCTTTATCTGCATTGAAATAATAACTGTAATCAGACTTTAATGGTTTATTATACCCTTCAAATGGGTCGTAAGACCACCCTAGGTCGTCTAATTCGTCTTTAGATAACTTATCAGTATACCACATCCACTTCATCTTTAGAAGTTGATTATACTTCACCTCATAGGATTTAAGAGATAATCTCTTTTCGTTTAGGAGTTCTAGGTATTTTGCATGTAAAGAAGGTGTTTGTAAGGATGCTTTATCCAAATCAATCTGGTCAATTTCAGAATCAACCTTCCACATACTTTGTATTTGTTCTAATGTCATACTATAATTATACCACAAAAGTGGTATTTGTCCACCTTAAGAGGTAGATGCTATTTCAAATGAAGTGAATTGGAATGATGCAGTACATGTTACATATGATAAACCACCAGCAACAGTAGTATCCATTGTTATTTCACCTAATGATGATGGATATGCATCTTGAATTCTTATATATCTGTTAGGATTATTTGCAGCTGTTGTAACTACTATTGTCATATCTGAATACATTTCTGTTGCATCACCAGAACCATCGTATTTGACAGATTTACTTGCACCTGTTAATAATCTATATTTTTCTGTATCTGTTGATGCAGTAATACCTTCCATCCAACTAAACATTTCAGTCCAATTTTCCATGTTTTCATCAACAATAAAAGTAATGGTCATCTCACCATAATTAACTTTATCGCCTGGAAGTTTAATGTTTGCACCCAACCTTGTAGGTTGTAATGTTTCACCTATATTAACAGATGGTATATTAACACCTGTTGCAAAGTATTTTGTATTGGGTAACTTCTTAACTAACAACTCAAATTGAGTTGGTGCAAGATACGATAAGTTATCTGGAAGACTTCCAGCCCAAGTTGCAGTTGATATTTGTCTTGTAGTCATATAGGTATTTATATCAAATGGGGTCTTACGACCCCAAAAGATTACTTCTCAATCACAAACTCATTAAGTTGTCTTGCAGTCATAATGATTTCTTCACCAGTGATTTCTCTTAGTGGTAAAGGTTTTTTATCATTTGGGAATGCATCGTTATGAGTATGAATTGCTTCAACTTCTCTCTGATAGTTATCAGTTAGAATACCTTGTGCTTGATTCAGTAAGTCTGCTCTTATTTCATAGCCTGATTTATTATCTGACATAATATTGTCCTCTGTATGTGTGTGTATGGGTTGTCCCTTTGACTTCCCTAATTATATTTAGTGCATAAAAAAAGAGGACTCGAAAGTCCTCTTTAATTAGTCTACAACTAAAGTCTTATAGAATATTTTCTACTTCAACTTTTCTGTAATAGAAGTTTGAACCAGCAGATGCTAGACCATCACTTGGAGTCGAACCTACGAATGGATTTGAAATCATTCCATATCTAGTTTTGAAACCAATTTTTGGTTGGAAAGTATTCTCACCAACTGCACGAACCATTTGTAATGGAACATACGGGCAATAGAATACACCAGCGTCATAAGGATTTGAACCTCTGTAACCTACAGTCATGTAACCTTCGTTACTGTGACCACTCACTGGGTCTAATGTGTAGTATGGGTCAATATAGACTTTGTACTTACCATTAAGAACACCAACGAAAGTGTTACCAGCGTCATCCACTGATAATTCAGTGTTAAGAGCTGGAGCATAGTCAAGCATTCCTGCCATTGACAATGCAGAAGCAACATCAGAAGAACAAAGGATAAAGTTACCTTTTCCTCTTCTTGACTCTCTTGCGATTACATTAGCATCTCTTTCGATTTGGAAGAGCATACCTTTGAACTTCTCAACTGACCAACGACCAGATGAATCAACATCTAAATCGAATCTACCTGCGTTAGCAACACCAGTTTGAGCACCAGTTTTTGCTTGAAGGTTGATTGTTCTTACAACTTCTCTGTTGATTTCCGCAAGGATTTCAGCAGATAGAATGTTTGCAAGTTCAGTTTCTGCGTCAAGACCATGAATTGCTTTAAGGTCTTGTGCAAGTTCAATTGTGTATTCTGCTTTAAGAGCTCTAGACTTTGCAGTAACAGTTGCTTTCTCAATAGTGAAAGCCATAGAAGCGAAAGGATTTGATGCTTCAACATCACCTAATGCCTCACCTGCTGCTGTAGTCATACCTGTACCAGTAGCATATGCAGCTGCATCACCGAATGGGTCTGTACCTGCTTGTGTTCCTGCTCCAGAGAAATCTGTATCAGCTTCATTGAATAACGCCTCGGTCATTGCTAACCTTGAAGTGTTATCGTTATATCTAGCCTTCATACAGAATACTAATCCTGTAGGGCCAGTCATTGGTTGCACACCACAAATATCGTATGCAATCAAGTTTGGAAGAGACCTTCTAACTAAAGAAATTAGAATAGGATTCCAGTTTGCAATCCCAGAACCATCTGAACCAACAGATGCGTTAACTGGAGAAGCCTCTGAAAGACTTTGAATTCCATTTTCTTCATTAAAAGCTCTTTCTTGGTTCTCAAGAACCACAGAAGTTACAGCTTTTTTGTAAGGGTCACTGATTTCTGGTAAATCTGGATGACTCAGTACTGGCTGCCACTTCTCTTGTAAAGTTTCTGACATAAACATTTTATGTTTCCCCTTTTAATTTAAAAGTGTTAATATTTAAAACAGACCTTAACTATATTTGTTAGGGTCAATTTTTCCTAATGCGGCAGTATATGCAGCCATACTTGGGTCAACAACTCTGTTGGTCGAAGTATTTTCATCGCTATCACTAACCACTTCTTCGTCTAACTGTAGTTTTTCTTTAGAATCACTAAAGTAAGACTCTTTAATTGTTTTGACATTAGACTCAAAATTTTCATCTTGGTCAATATCTTCAATTAACTTTGTAAGTTTCTCAACTTCGCTTGAAGTTAAGTCACTTGACATTTCTGCAACCACTTGGTTTCTAACAAGTTCATCATTTTGAGATGTTAAATCGATGTTTCTTGAAACTTCTTCGTTAAGTTTAGCTTCAACTTCTTCGATTTTACTTGCAAGTTCGTCAACGACATTTAATTTGTCATCTGGAACTTCGACATAATGGTCTTCGAATAATGATTTAAGTCCTTGTATAAAGTTTTCTGTTAACTCAGACTTTAAACCTCTTTCAATAGCAAGTTCGTTATCTTTAACCCACTCTTCTGCAACATAACCTAAGAAAGAGTCAACTCTGTTGACTAAATCTTCTTTAAGTTCGTTAGAAACCTCAACAACTTCATCTCTCTTTTGAGACTCAAGTTCTTCTTTGATTTCTCTAACTTTTGCAGTAACAGCAGCTTCAAAAACTACTTTTGCTTTGTTTTGAAATTCTTCTGAAAGGTCTTCACCTTCAACTAAAGCATCGATGTCATCAGACATGTCGTAAGATTCAGACTTCTCTTCGTCATCTTCATCTTCTTCTTCGTCTTCTTCGTCATCTTCTTCTTTAGCTACTTTCTTAGACTCAGATACTTCTTTTTCATCTTCGTCTTCATCTTCCTCTTCGTCATCTTCATCAGATGCTTCTAAGATAGCTTGTAAAGATTCTTTCACTACTTCTTCGCCCTCATTCTTGAAATGTTCAGCAACTTTTTTAAGAAGGTCAGATTTTGTTGATTCTGATTTTTCATCTTCCTCTTCATCTTCTTCATCTTCTTTGTCTTTCATGTCCATTTCGTTGACTAAGGACTGGATGTCTTCCTTCTCAAGACCTTTGAGTTCTTCGATGATTTTTCTCAAAGCTTCCATTTTAGTCATATCTTCGACTGAAACTTCTTCTTGTTTAGGTGCAGTTTTATCTCCTGCGTCCTTATCACCTTTTCTCTTCTTGCTAGTTTTAGTAGCATCACCTGCTTTATCAGTAGATGCAAGAGATTTTTTCTCTGGGTCTTTTTCTGGGGTTACGACACCTTTATTAGCAACAGGAGCTGATGCTTCCATTACTTCTTGGTCAATATTTTGTTCTGACATTGGTATTTCCCCTATCTGTTTAATTACTATAAATTCAAATAAGAACGAATTATTTGTTCTTTACAATGTATTTATAACTTTTATAGTTTAGAGAAGAAGTTTTTCATAATTTGTAACTTTTTCTCTTCCAAGTGGCGTTGTTTGGTTTGTCGAATCTGGTCTTTCCAAGATTCAATCTCTACGGCTTTAAAAACACCGCTTTCATTTATCCATTCAACACCTTCCATAATACCATCTACAAAAGCATCTGGTGCAGAAGGGTCGGCCACGATATCAGCTGCAGTTGCAAGCATGAAATCCTTTTGGACATATTGTGCATCATTCTTTTGGGTCACAGACCCCATACCCCTACTGGAAACGCCTAGTTTCGCACCATCATTCAACAGTCCTTTAACTATATTACCCATTGGAGTGCTCATTATCTTTGCCTTACCGACAAAGTTTTTCCCATCTTTCTCTAGAGAAGTAATCAAATGACTAACTCTCTCAAGATTGATAGTAGG